TCAGGCACTAAAAATCATATAGTTACCTAAAATTTCGGACATGTTCGGACCAGATTCGGACAGTTTTTTCTGGCTTGCGTTGACATAAAAATGATTTTTTCCCATACTCACCTTGCACCAGCAAAATCTGGTGCCGGGATTGGCGTCCCGGAATCAGCAGAGCGCATAACCGCGCTAAGCGGTTTTTTTATGCGTTGAGCACGGCCACTTTCGCATTATGGTGGGGCGTGCGGGGGCGGAGAAATCCGCGCCGGGTCTTTGCTGCCGGTTACGCCAACCCTGTACGTCTCACCACCTTACTGATTGGCGTCAGTAGTGGTGATAACCTAAGCAGCGAAGGATTATCCCATGAATACTGAGTTAACTTTCCGTAGTCATACTTTCACACCAGCTATCCGCGACAACAAATTCTGGTTAACGTCATCCCAGATTGCAGAAGCTCTCGAATACTCAAGCACCAAATCCATCACCAACCTATACAACCAAAATGAAGACGAGTTCACATCAGAAATGACTCAGGTCACTGAATCAGTGACCTCAGGAAATTATCGAAAAAAAGTCCGTATCTTCTCCCTGCGCGGTGCCCATCTGATCGCCATGTTTGCCAGAACACCGGTCGCAAAAGAATTCCGTAAATGGGTATTAGACATCCTCGATAAAGAAGTTGTGGAGCCTGTCCATCAAGTGAGTCAGGCTGCGGCTCGTCAAAATTATGCTGTGATCACCTACTTCGAAAACGGTCTGCCGGTAGCGTGCCACCCCCTTATGCCTGGCGAAGTAGTTATGAGCCCCGACTCATGCTTGGAGCATGTAATGCGATGTGGTTTCGTGGTTATTCCAGCTAATGAGGCGGGTAAATTGACCATTAATGAGCTTAACGAAATGATCTCAAGGGTTGAACAAGTTAGAAAACATTAATGATCATGGTTTCTAACTGATTCGAAGAATGCGCTGGGTCATATGACCCTAAATGGTGCAAATGCAGCTCCTCTTAGTTAGAAGAGCTGCAAGGATCTTGCTACAATGCAAGTCTTTCTATGGGCTTAGTAACGCAATCTCATTCATGCCTGTTTTCTAATAAGGATAGTTAATGTGAGCAGTCAAAGAATTGACTCCATACAAATTCTAAGAGGCTTTGCAGCCCTTTCGGTGGTGATGTTTCATTTCCGTTCCTATCTTGTTCCTGAGGGGGCTGACAGGTCATTCCCCGATGCGGTTTTCGGTTGGGGCGCAATCGGTGTCGATTTATTTTTTGTGATAAGTGGTTTTATCATGCATTACGTCACATCTGATAAATCTCCGGGCATAAGAACATCTGCCCACTTTATTCTTAACAGGGTTATTCGTATTATCCCTTTGTATTATATTGTACTTATTTTTGCTTTCCTTACTGGGGGGGCGATGAGCACATTTCATTATCAAGAAAAAATAGATAATTTGATAAGTGCAATAACTTTTATTCCTTATTTACATGAGCACGCCCCTTTGTACATTCTTGCTTCGGGCATGTACAATGTAAGATGGACTCTTAATTATGAACTTTATTTTTATTTTGCCTTTGCCATTTGCTTGCTGTTTAAACATCGTTTGATCACGCTTGCATCATGGTTTGCTGCGCCCGTAATCATATCATCTTTTTTATTTTCAAATATCGCTCTTTCGACTCAAGGTTACAACTACCATTTAGTCATCATTAAATTTATCACAAACCCTATCATTCTTGAGTTCGGTATGGGGATTGCATCTGGAATCATTTATAAAAAAATTAGACGCATGTATAAAGGGGCATCTTTATTGCCTCCGCTAATTTCAACTTTATTAATTGGAATTGGAATATATTACAAGCAACTAACCTCATACAATTTAGTGTCGGGAGCCGCATTCTCGATCTTAGTTTTGATCTTCGCGCTTCACAATCAGATCATTACATATACACTCCCTAAATTCCTAATCAACCTCGGAAACATATCATTTTCCTTATATCTTATACACAACCCATTGAAGGATTTCATTGCAAGAAAGATAGAAAAGACAAACCCTGACATTATTCATAATGTAACAGGGTTTATTTTTCTTATTTTAATATCAATATTAGCTGCATACCTTTCTTACCGATACATAGAGCTAACTTTAACTAATAAACTTCGCGCTAAGTTTATTACAGATATAAATCGCACTGAAAAGAATACTACTCAGGGCGAACAGGCCAGTTGATATTAGGTGCTGAACTGGTATCAATCCGGTTCAGCGCAACACGGTATACTTTCCATGCCTGAAGCTTTGAAATTTCATGCTCTGTTTCGATACCCAAATCCAATGCATCCTGAAGAGGTGCAATCACAATTGTCGCTTCGGATATTAAATAGTGTTTTTGTGTCTCCGCTGTTGATATTAATTCTTCTCTTGTCGGCTCTGGCAGGTCTTTCAGCACAGGTTGGCCGTATTCATTTGCAGTAATAATTTTACCATTTGATTGTCCCTCAAACAGGTGGTTATACCAGCGGTCTGAAATCTCTATGGTATCTCCGGGCCATGTACCGGCAGTTACATAATCATCTTTCAACCCTGACGAATAAAATCCATTAGTAGTTGCACTATAAAAAACAGACATAGTTAATACCCTATCGCTATATAACGAATGGTTTGTGTTAATGAGAAATTCTCCCCAGCGTTTGAATCAGCTGAAATCGTTCCACCGGAACTTGTGAGGGCGGTTACAGCTGTAACAGGATAGAACCCGCCATTATTAACCCTGGAGTTAGCAGGACTTGTAACAATACTTAACGCAGTATTTGGAAATGCTGTTGGAAAATTAAAGTTTGCTGAAGTAACACGACCATTGCTTGCTGGTAAACTTACGGTTCCCCACTGGGTAATCATTCCTGTCGATGTATCTTTGAACCACCCATTCCCTGCACGTGAGGCTGTATTTTTTAGTTGGTAACGAGCATCACTTTCAGCCTTCGTATAAGCCTGCCCCGCCGGGGTATAATTCCCTTTCGGCTGAAAACGACCGTCGCTCTCTGCTTTGGTGTAAGCCTGTCCTGCTGGTGTGTAGTTGCCTTTTGGCTGGAAGCGTCCATCACTTTCAGTCTTGGTATATGCTCCGGTTTTAGGCATATATCCATTGTCAGATTCAGCTTTGGTATACGAATCTCCAACCTTAGCCAGTATTACAGCAGTACCGGATGCAGTATGTCTCATATAGGGTCGTGCAACATCTCCTGATGCAAACCCACCTATATGTGCTCCATCACGCTGTATACAGCTTACATCATCTGAACTTGGTTTATTATTCGGCCCATACATTTCAGCCCAGTCAGACCATGGGCCAGAACCACTCCAACTCCCCGTTAATGCTCTGATGAATATCCTGTTTGAGTATGTGATATACATCTGCTGACAGCCATAGGCAGAACGCGTCACATACAGTGTCCCTGCTTGCTGTGCCGGGTAATGATTTGCTGCTGTAGCACCCGCGTTGCTCGTTTGGTAATAAACCCCATTACTGCTCATGGTGCCCAGCGTATTAAGATCAACTGAGAGACTATTTTGTGAGGCTGGTAGTGCTTCGACATCAGCCGCCGTTGGCTTGTTTTTATCGGTGTAAAAATACTGGTAATTCTTTGAATTTCCACTATCCCACCGAAGTGCAATTTTACCTGCGTTGCTGGACGGAATAATCAAATGTCTGTCGTCCCTGCTTCCCCCTCCGTCCTGCAGCAGAGTCAGTGTGTGGGCATATGGACCGCCATCAACAGCATGCGTCCAGTAGCCCGAAGGTAATCCAGTTGGTATATTGTCATAGTTAGCAGCACCCGCCACAGGTGTACGAGGGGCGGTTCCGCCAAGGCCACCATACCCCACATTCAGCACCCTTCCCGCTGTGGTATCTGTCTGCGATGTGACAACGTCTTTAAAGGCCGCTGTTCTGAGATCGTCTCTAATTTCTTTAGCAGCAGTGCTCACTGCCTTCGGCGTCGCTGCAAGCACCTCGGACGTACTGTCGGTTGCGCTACTGAGCTGGACGATACCTTTTTGCGCTGTGGTAGCATCCTGAGCCGTATATTTACCGTTCGCTAGGTCGTAGGCCGCCTTAACTGCTTTCGGTGTGGCCGCCAGCGCCTCCGACGAACTGTTGGTTACACTACTGAGCTGGACCAGACCTTTACGCGCAGTTGTGGCATCCAGAACGCCTATGGCTTCACGCGAGCTTTTTTGGGCCGCCTCGCCTTTCGCCGCTATCTCAGCAAGATTTTTATCGATCCGCAGGAACAGACCATCGCCGGTTGCCACTTTAAGCTCAATGTTCGCCGACTCCGATACCGCAAGACGGTATTGCAGGCTCACACTGACACCGTTCTCCGGCTTTTCTATGGCGGCGCTGTTCGCAACGGAATACAGCTCCCCCGCATCAGTCAGCAGGCCGACCTCCCTGACAACGAATCCCCCCACGCCAACCGGCAGAACCAGCTGCGCTAAAAACTGGTTTGCCTGGTCCGGCGAAACCTGCAGCGCAGAAATCGCGTTGCGATACACTTCACGTACCAGTTTCGTCTGTGCCGGGTCCGGCTTAACGGCCTGGCCGTTACCATCCCCAACCACAAAATCTTTTATAATGACGGGCTTCCCGGTCGCAGAGGATTGCGCCTCCAGCTCTTTGCCCCTGTTGGTCAGAATGCTGTAATACTTCTCAGCCATGGCTACGCTCCTGCCTCAATATCAACATCAATCCAGGCGGTAACAGCACCGCCGGTATAATAGGTTCCCCTCGCGCCCAGATCGGCGATCACATCAATGGTGGTCAGCAGGCTGCGAAGGTTTTTGGCTTTATCCACCTGACGGCGTATGCGCTGATAAAGCGCCTCATCAACGGCCTGCAGGCTGTAAACCTCCACGCGAAAGGTATAGGGCTCTTTGCGCGGTTCATCTTCCCACCACTCCACAACGGTGGTCGGCAGACTGACGGCACTCAGCGACCGACGAACCGCACCGGCCGTACCGCGATGCTGATGCACGTAGGCGGCATCCTTAATCACCTGCCGTTTTTCTTCCTCCGTCCAGGCGTCCTCCCACGAGTCCACAGCAAATTCCCAGGCAAGCCAGGGCAGAAGATGAGCCGGACAGGTGTCAGGATTTTTCGCCTTACGTACCATGTCAGTATCCAGCGCAACAATCTGCTCTGTGCTGGCCTGTTCCAGAGCCCGTTCAGGGTGAATGGCTGAGGGAGGAAGAAGAGAGCGAAATTTATCCACTGGCCCCCCCTTTACGTGTGACCTTTATCGCACTGCACCAGGGTGCCTGGCCCGCCACGGCTTCCAGATCTGCCGTCGGGCTGATTAGCCTGACCCGGGCCACGCCTGGCTGCTGAAGCGACGAGTAAATCGCGGAAAGCGGTACGATGGCGTTAATGCGGTGGGACAACTGGGTGTAGCTCGTCAGCGTGCTGATCGCGTTTTCCAGCACCGTCTGTGCATCCGGCCCGTCAGGGATATCAAGCTCAGCCGTGACGGCATAACTGGCGATGGTGGCACTTTTCACACTTACAAAATCGGTCAGTGGCCTGACTTCATCGGCACTCAGGGTGTTCATCACGGTTTCAATCAGGATTATCCCGGCTTCACCGTTGCCCGTTCGCGACAGCACATACACATCCACTTCACCGGGTCGGTTATGGGTCTCCGGCCCGTAGGCATCCGCGTCCAGCACATCGTTATCGGCGGATTTAGCGTGGAAACGATACGCGTTGCGGGCACCGGCCGTGTTCAGCTGTGCCCACGAAAGCTGGATCCGCTCCCGAAAAGCGTTATCGTCCTCATAGACAGGATCGACAGGGGGAACCGCATCCGGATCGCCTGGATTAATCACCAGGCGGGAAACGTTAAAACCCGCGCCTAACTGATCGAGATCGGGGCCTCTGGCACTGGCAAGAAAAACTGCGCGTACCGCGTCGTTAACCCGCTGGAACGCCAGGGTGAGCTGGTAGGCGTTGATTTCGCCCTGCTTATACGCCGGGTCAGATTCCACCAGCGCATCAAATTCCGGATCCAGTTCGCGCAGGCGCGCCAGCCAGCGGGTAAAAATGTCTGCGGCATCCGGTACCACGAGGGCATCCGGTACCGCCAGAGCGGACAGGTTAATTACGTCATAGCTGTTTGCCATAAATCGGTAAGCCTCCGGTGCTGACAGGAAGATTGTTCTCTTTGTTAATCCCTTCGATATCCACCACACATCCCGTTTCATCAGCAGGGAAAGAAACCACCACGCGCGTGACCCTCAGCCGGGGTTCCCAGCGTGCCAACGCCGAGGCGGTCGCGGCGATAATGCGAAGCCTGGTCAGGTCGTCGCGGGGGTTATCCACCAGCGAAAACAGGTCACTGCCATAATCACGAACCAGCACACGGCTGCCGACGGGCGTGGAGAGGATATCGCTGACAGACTGGCGCAGATGATCGCTACCGGACAGGCGTTTCCCGGTCCGGCTGTTTACACCGTTCATATTGTTTTTCCGTATCTGTTTGCCGGATGGCGGAGGGTTAGCCGAAGTAATCCGGGCCGGTCTTATCCTTGCTGCCGGATTTTTTTGAAGATTTCGCAGGTTTACGAATATCAACCACTAGGTTGTACGTGTAGCTGAACCCGGCGGGCGTCAGGGAAAACACCAGTGACTCCACTACCCAGGCACGATCTTCCCGCTCGCCAAAACCGGACGTGGAAATGCCGGATTCTGCCGTAAGCGGGACATGTTTCGGGCGGCACGGTCCCGTCACCGTCATTTTCTGCTCATTGCGCCGGGCCTGCGTTTTTTTCGCTTTTGCCTGCTGGTCAGCAGTGGCCTTTGCGGGCTGGGTGTAGGGATTCGCCATAGAGGGACCGTCATGGTCAACTGAGGTTGTTTTGGTCTTGCCGTCAGCCTCATCGTAATACCGCACACCGATTTTGCCCGATGACTTACCGCTGTTGCCGGTCGCTTTCCCCGTCGAACTCCCCCGCTCGCCTTCATTGTATGACCAGTTGGAGACCTCTTCAGGTGTGATGACCAGTGCGCCTGTCTGCTCACCGGAGGCTTTCGCTGTGGCTCCCTGACGCAGAAACAGCCAGTAACCGCCAGACGGCTTGCTGACGGCGTTCCATGTGCGGGCAAGGCGGGTCAGCAAATTGGCGTCGGATTCTGCCACCTGATCAACGTGATCGATATGGATATCGGCGAGCTCTGCGGCCACTTTCGGTACCAGACCGTTTTCAGTGGCCACAGTTTTAACCAGATCCGCCAGTCGTAGATTATCCCAGCTTCGGGTCTTCTGGCTGAGCACATCACCGGGCTGTTTCTGTGCGTTCATGGGCGCGGCGGTGGCATAAATCTCGATACGACGTGGCGGACCACTGCTGCCGACGCCGGATACCACGAACCAGCCCTTATCCACCAGTTGGTCGTTGAAGCCCAGTGCCACGCGTAGTCGCGCACCTTTTGTCGGTAAAGGGAGCGTTTCCGACAGCAGCGTGATTTTCAGCTCATCCGCTTTAGCCGTAGCGCCGCCGTAATCGGTCAGCGTCAGCTCTGCCAGGCTTTGCTGCAGCGCGCGGGTAATATCTTTTCCCTCCGCGCTGACGCTGAAAGCAGGAGCATATTCGGGTTTAACACTCTGTTCGGTCATTTTAATCCCACAGGCTGAACGCAGAATCCTCAACCGGCGGAGCCAAATCCGGCAGAGTGATAAACAGGCCAGACGGATAAACAGCACCGACATCGGCCAGCCCCGGATTAGCTTCGAGTACCTGCGTCACAACATAAGAAAGGTTTTCCGTGCCGTAATGCGCCGCACAGACAGCATCCAGCACGTCACCGTCACGGGTTTGATATATCGTCTGCATAATGTTTCAGCGTCATCGTCCAGTTTTTATTACGGTGGCCGCCGCCAGGCAGGAATCGACTGGTCGTGTCGGAGAAGTCGATCACCACCCACCAGCCCAGCACATCCCCTTCGCCGCTGACCAGCTGCTGTGGCTTATTCTGATCTGCGAGGTCGTAGAGATCGTTAACGGCATCCACCCCCTTACGAAAAAACGCATGCGACTCTCCCTCAAGCCGGACGGTGCGCCCGGGCTTGCCGGTATACTGCAACAGGTCCTGTTTGCCGATCCGCTCCTGCTCGCTCCATCGCCAGCTGGCCTCGCGGGTCAGCTGGTTGTAAGCCGTGGTGTCGATGGAAAAGGCAAAGTCGCCCAGCATCATCATCACCCGGGAAGCCTGTGCGCCACGAACCGCGCTGGACCGGGACTGCCCGAAGTCTTCAAAGACGGGAATTATTTCACTCACCAGATTTGCCCTCCGTCCAGCATGCTGCTGTCACCCGTAAAAGCCGGGCTGCTTTTCGTCACTGCCTCCACTTCATCAGCAATCCCCCGCTCGTCCTGCCCCGGTGCACCGTGAATTTCAAACCGGTATTCATACCTACGGTTATCAGTCAGTTGCCGGGGTGGTGGCGCTTTGTCCGCGGAATCCAGCCTCTGCAGTAACATGTCCCAGCCACTGCCACCCTCCTGGCCTGACTTGCCTGCTGGTGGGAGAGGCTCCGGGACCGGATACCGGGGCCAGGCAATGTCAGGCGGGAGAGGCGCCGGGGCCGGATACCGAGGTAAGGCAATGTCTTGAGGGTAAAGCATGACATCCGCGCGGTTATCCCGGTGGCGTTGATTATCAGTGAACGCCTCCCGCATACCGCCAGATTCAGATGGAGGATAAACATCAACATTCACCATCGGATTAACCGTTAAAGGCTTGTCTGAGGATCCTGTCAATTTCTCGGCTACGGGCCAGTTGAGGCTTTTTTCAAACGCAGGTAAGGAAGGGAGTCTGTAATTATCCCAGGCACCCGCAGACTGATCGGATGTTTCACGCCCGGGCTGCGCCGGTGCCCCCTTGTTCTGGTTGATTGCAGAATCCCAGGAGAACTGCGCACCGCTGTTTTCCGGCATCACATATTTATCCAGCGTATTGTTGAAAGCGTCCTCGTCATCGCGGAAAAAGCCCCGCGTATCCCGGTACGATTTTTTCACATCGTCCGGCAGATCTGGTTTTTCCTTCAACTGCTGTTCGAACCACTCTCCCTGACCGTTTCGCTGCGCCGTCATGCGCGCGATATCAACCGAGCCGGTCATCGCCAGCGACTTAAGCACGTCCCGCTGATCGCTTCGCTCATCCGGTAAAAGCCAGGACAGTTTTTTTGCCAGCGCGTAGGCCACTTTCCCGACGAAAACAATGCCCTGTCCGAATGTCAGCACGCCGGGGTAAAGGTCATTGCGCAGGAAGCTGACGATACGCTTGATCCCTCCCCCCTTAAACCACTCCGCCATATCGTCCGTCAGACGGCGGATATCCGGTGCCAGCTCGTTACCCAACTGGCCGGAGATTTCCGCCACAGCGGAGGAGAAAACGGTGCGCAGGTTAGTGACGGCGCGATTTCCTGCCATCGCCCCTTCGGCGCCCTCTTTCGTGACGAGGTTATAGCGCCGCTGTTCGTCCATTAGGTCACGGTAGCTCTTGCCGGACTGCTTGAGCAGCATCAACAGTTTGCTGGCCTCACCGCCAAACAGCGAATCCAGCGCAAACGAGGCCTTCGATTCATCCTGCAGGCTGAGCGCACGCTCAACAATTTTTTCGAACTGCGCCATATCGCTGAGCCCGGCAAAATCACCCGCTTTAAAACCCAGCGTTTCAAACGCATCCTGCAAAGAACCCTGCTTGCCGTTCTGCTTGTACTCACCCGACTTATGCAGATACTCCTCAAATAGATCGCCGATATTCTCCCCGTTCATGTCGTACTGTTTCGCGAGGGTGTCCCAGGCATCAAACGTCGGGATATCGACGCCATAGCTTTTTGCCACGCCAGCGCGTCGGGCCGTTTCTTCGTTGGTGGCCGCCGGAGCAATCAGGGTCCCCAGGGCGGAAGCCACCACGCCACCACCGCCAATCGCCAGCCCTGGTGCAACCATCCCGCCCAGCTGTCCAGCAATACCGAGCCCACGGCGAAACAGCCCCTTCCCTGCCCCCTTAAATGCTGCCAGCCGCTGCGCCTTCTGCATCTGCTGATTCAGCTTCTGCTGCTCGGTCTCCGTTTTACGGATTTCACGGGATACATCGCTGTAACGCCGTTTAAGGTCTCCCAGGCTTTGCCCGGCCAGCTTCGCTCGCTTAATCTCCGCCGCCAGCTTAGTCTGGTCTTTCGTCAGCTTTTCTGACTGCTTCCCGACGTCCTTCAGGCTCTTTTGCAGGCCGTTCGCTGAACGGCTCCAGGAGCTGTCGATATTGCCGCCAAAGGTAATAACGGCCTTAAGATTCTGGCTTAATCCGGCCACGGTTTACCGCCTCCAGTTCGTCGGTGAGAAAATCAGTAAATACGCTGAACGGCATATCCAGGTATTCCGTCATAGGAAAATGCAGACGTCGCCCCAGAAAACGCATCGCCCGGATCAGCCCTCTTTCGGACGCTCCCCGGGCGGGAGCATAAAAACGTTAAATGCGTCCAGCAGCTGCGCATAATCCGCCGCCGTCAGCTGCCAGATATCCTGCTCGCTGAGGTTGCACAGCAGCGCAATCATGCGTGCTTCTTTTTCTTCTTCACTGCCGCGATCTTTGGAAAAGGCGATTCGGTCACGCACCAGGGGCTCACGCAGCGTCACCTGGTTGAGCGCACTACCATTTTCAAGCGTGACGGGGGAATACAGTTTGATCACACGGGTTTCACCAGGAAAAGACATGTTTATCTCCATAAAAAAACGGCCCGCAGGCCGTTGTAAGTTCTTTTGAATTAAAGGCGTACTTTCGCCGCCAGGCCGGACAGGACATCCACACCATTCACCCGTCGCGCAAAACGCTCGGTATCAATAGCAAAAAGCTCCCGGCCATCTTTGGTCTGGCGGTAATAACTCACCGCGATTTCCACCGTGATGGCGTTTTCAGACAGACTGTCCTTGCCCCGTGCATCCGGCGTAACGGTCTGCACAAAGCCTTCGATCTCCTCGATGGTGCCCAGAGCGGTACCGTTCGCCAGATAGCCCTGATAGGCCGTAAAGCGCGGGCGGCTGCCGCTGACAAAACCGAAAGCGGTCAGCATGTCCGTGTCCACGCCGTAGAATTTCAGCTGACAGGTCAACGCCTCCATGCCGTCATCCACGGGTGTTGGGGCATCCTGCGCGCCGGTGCGCAGGTCAGTTTTGACAATGGACAGTGTCGGCGGTGTGAATTCATGCGCCCCCTGAATGCGGACCCCCTGCCGGAAGAAGGTCCAGACGCGTAATGTGTTTTTTTCGCTCATGCTGCCAGCATCTCCTCAAGCGCATAGTTGTTATTCACCCGGACGCGCAGGCTGATAAGCTCAGTCGGCGATTTCGGACCAAAGTCATAGTTGATGTACAGCACGCCCGCCGCCATGCTCTCTGCGGTGTTAAGCTCCTCATCCAGCCAGGCGCGGCCGCCAAAAATGGCACCGAGCCCGACCAGCTGGCGCATATAGGCATTGATGGTGCCGATAATGTCGTCGGCATTCTCCCTGTCCAGCGGGCGGTCAACGTACTCCAGCATCGTTTCCTGAATACTGTCCTCGATGACGTCGGCGGTACGGCGAACCGATTCAAAGCGCCACTGCGGGTTGGTACCGCACAGGCGGTTCCCCCAGTGCTTAAACCCGGCACGGCGAATAATGGTGGACACGTTCTGCATGTTCAGCAGGTTCGCGTCGCAGTTTTCATCGCCGAGAATGAACTCGTCGATTTGCTCAACCCCGAGGATGTTGTTGATGTCCTGGTTGGATTTGCTCCACCACCAGCCCTTCTCAAAGTCGATACGGGCGCGCAGCCCTGCCGCAAAGGCAGAATACGGACGATAGATCAGCTGGCCGTCGGCGTTGCTGACCTGAACACGCGGGCGCAGCAGCTCGGTGCGGGTACCGTAAGACTGACGACGCTGCACAACCTCCTGCAGCGTGGCACCGGATTCACAGTCAACATACGCCACCGCCCGCAGCTTGCCAGCGACGGTTTCCAGCGCCTTGCCCACCGCATCATCCTCACTGAATCCCGGCGCAATCACGATTCGGGGCTGGTACGTCGTCACGGATTTCGCTGACGACAGCGCCCCAATTCCGGCCAGCACCGCTGCACGTTTCTCCTCTTCACTGGCCCCTTCCGCCACACGCACCACCACCGTCAGGGCATTTCGCTGGTCGTTGATTTCCATCAGAGATTGTTTCAGCGTGCCTTTTTCACCAAGACGCGAAAGCATCGTGGTACCGACAATCGCCACCGGCGTATTGAGCGGAAACGGCTCATCCTCGCCCCCCGCCAGTTGCTGACTGAACGGTGAGACAATACCGCTTCCGCTTCCCGTTGCGGTCACTTTCGCGTCAGCTACCACCGCCACGGCAGCCGTCACCTCAGCAGGCGTTGCCGTCAGCTTTCCGGTTTCATCGCAGCCAAGCGTGATGGACAATTTCGGTCCCGTAGCATCCCAGACGGCGGAAGTCTCCACCTCCGAAGGATTTTCCGCATCGGGGATACCGGCTACGGCTTCCACCAGAATCACGTTGCCCGCCCTGCCGGTGATGGTCGCTGTAAAATCCACAACATTATCCAGAATCGGGGTTCCTGTGCTGGCACTGGCCGGCGTTCCGGCAGAGGCATCAGGCGCAGTACCCACCAGGCCGATAATGGCCGTCTGGATCGTCGTGACCGCGACCGTACCGGATGTCAGTTCGATCGTTTCCACACCATGTAAATTCGCCATTTATTTTCTCCAGGCATAAAAAAACCTGCCGCGGCAGGTCACATTTTTTGATTGGGGGGATTCGTGGTTCCGCCGCCATCACCATTTTCTTTATGGTCATGGCCGTTGTAGGTTTCGCGGATCCCGCTCATTTTCCCGGTACCGTCCGAAATTTCCTGTGTTGCACCGATATTTCCGGCCACGTTCGTGTCGGCATTTATCTGCGTTTTCCCCTGAACGGTCAGGGTGTCGGTGATTTCCACCGGACCATCGAGCGTTCCCTTTCCGATAATTTTGTAGGTCCCGCCCTCCGCCAGCGTGATGGTCAGGGCATGCGCGGCGCGGTCATACCGGATCTCGGTACCGTCACCGTAGCGGGTGATATGTTCGCTGTCGCTGCCCTCCGGTACCGGCAGACCGCCGGTATTCCAGCCGGGAAACACCCGGCCATTATTCAGCTCACCCGCCTCCGACAGCACCGTGACCGCATCCCCGACCGCATACGGATTGGAGTCAGCCCGGTTTGCCCCGGAAAAGCCCTGGCAGAGCGGCAGCCAGGTAGTGATGATTTCGCCCAGATCCACCCGGCACTTCGGTATACCATCATGCTTAACGGAATGAATAACCCCGCGCCGCACAATATTCGCCAGGCGGCGCTGTAAATCGCCCTCGATATCACTCATCGGGTTTCGCCTCGTAAATCAGCTGATAATCGTCCACATGTGCCTGGCCGATATCCGGTGCCTTGCCCAGCCAGGCCGCTTTCAGCGGGGCATTCAGCTGTGCAAACGGATCCGCACCAAAGGCGGCTGACTGTGTGAAGGAGATTCGCCAGACCAGGTAATCATCCATGCGCGGATCAAACTCATCACGTGCTGCATCGACAAAGATGGCTGGCTCCAGATGGGTCAGGCCGAACTGCTGGCCGTCAATCCACTGGGTGATATCTGCCGCCGCCGTGCGCAGGAAAATTTCCGGGCGACTTACACCTGCCCCGGCCGCATCCACCACCACGAACAAATCGCAGGAAAGATTAACGTTGAGCTGCCCCTCGTTGCCCCCTCCCTGCTCCCAGCCGTTAATGGAGAAATAGACCGCCGGGGTGGTCAGTCCGGTAAAGCGGGGGATATTTTTTTCCGGGTACGCATCGGCGTCCCGCACCCACGCAATGTTTTTCAGCGCGCCGGTAACGGCATCGTGATACTGCCCAAGCAGCAATGGCTCAGCCATGGTCCACCTCAGACAGAAATACGGGCTTTCACACGCCCGCGCAGATCGGTTTCAAAGTGATGCATAAAAATCTCCATCGCCTCCGCAAAGGCGTTATCCTCGATGTAGTTGAGCATCGGCTCATAAATATCCACCTCTGCCTCCCGGGTCCGCCGGGTGTCAGGATCGCGTATGACCACCGTACGCCTGTTTTCCCGACGGGAGCGTGCCACCTCACCGTTTTCAAACGTACGCGGTGAAAGCAGGCTGCCTTTTGGTGTAAATCCGGCGTTTTCCGCCTGACGTCGAGCCTTAATAAATCGCCCGGTGGATTTATCCCGCCGGGAATGATGAGGTCTAACCCGCCCGTTAATTCGCCCTTTCAGATCCTTTACCTTGATGGCATTCAGGCCGAACCAGAGACGAAAATTATCAAGTTGTGACTGAGAAGCACGATCGAGACGGAAGGAAAGCAGGCGTCGGCGCACCAGATCCAGGCTACGGGGAGCCAGCCCGTCTTTCAGGTCTGCCATCGCTTTTTTACGTAAAGTGGCGGCGGTACGTTTCAGGGCGCGGGAGTACGCCGCCCGAAACTGTTTATGGGTGGCACCGATGTGCTCCGCTATCCGCCAGATGGCATCCACATCGATATCGACGGGCAAATCCCGTCGCAGTCTGGACTCACGCGCCATATCAGCTCCACTTATTGATGTCCGGCTGCACCTTACCCGGTGCGCCATACGCCAGCGTGACGCGGGTCCGCCCTTCCTCATCAGCGCCGACGTGCGTCACACGATAAGCCGTGCCGTTGATTTCCACGCCGTGAAGCTTCTCAAGTCCGGCGATATCTGTTGTCAGCGCACTGAATGCCGGAGAGCGGTCCTGAATTTGTCCTCCGGCGGGAACGTCAACCGGCGCATCGGGCGTCTCGAAAATCACGGTGACAGGACGCACCTCAGTACCGATAAACAGGACCGCCGGCAGTGCTTCCGCAAATGCCCGGGAGATCCGGGCATCTGCACGGGCCAGTCGGGCACGAAAGCGGTTCATCAGTAACCCAGCCGCACCGGAACAGATTCGGCATCCGCCGCCGCCGCCGCCCAGGCCGTACCCGCCAGAGGGTGCGGTGCTGCCGCCTCCCCCGCTTCTGCTGTCAGCTTACCGTCAGCCAGATAGAGCTTCTGGCCGAGTGTGACCGCCTCCGCTGCCTTTGGCAGAACGAACACGCCCGTGGTGTGCAGCACACCCCACAGCCCTGCAGGGATGTCATCGTGAGCGACGCCAACCAGCGCACCTGAAAGCACGGCGTCACCCGAATGAATATCGGTTGTACCGGTATTCTGAAAATCAAGGGTGTTGCCGTCCTGCTGATAATTTTTCGCCATTTTTCTCTCCAGACAAAAAAGGAGCAGCACACGCCGCCCCCGGATATAAAAAAACCGCCAGATGACGGTCGTTATTTTTTGGTCACTTTCACCATGCCACGGTGGTCAAGCGCAGCCACCCCGGCATCAATGCGCACCTTGAAGGCGGCACCGTCAACGGTGAAGCCCTGCTGCTGCTCCAGATATGGCGTATCGATGCCGTCAAGATAGGCAACCTCAATGGTGTCGCGCCCCTTCGCTGCCGCCAGGTAGTAATCCGTCGGGCTGCTGTCATCCAGTCGCGCCTCTGAAAGTACCGTGGCGAAGTTCCGGATTGGGTTATCAATACCGCTATTGACATCAGCACCCGGCACGCTGGCCGATTTGATCAACTGATTCGCACGTGACTCAATCGCCACAGGCGTCAGCACAAATTCAGGGCGGATATTAAGGTGTCGCTCTCCTGACTTCTGTAACTTCATGGCCTTGCGGGCATTGTCGAGACCATCGATGCTAAGGTCTGCGGCAATAAGGTTTCCGTGGTCGGCGTGGAACAGCGGCTTGCCGTCGGCCATTTTCGGGTTGCTTGTCAGCACTGCCCACACCAGATCGCCGATGGTGGCGCGCGCCGCGCCGCCCATCGCCATCGGGATACGCGTCAGCATGTCCATGTCATCGTTGATGATGGTCTGGCGGTCAAGGCTGAACAGTTCGCCGTAGGTCGCCAGGGCAATAGGCTCACCGCGATCTTTCAGGGTGACATACTTATATTCCGCCCCGGCTCGCACCTTGCGCAGGGTCGGGAAGGCTTCCAGGCCGACGCGGTGCGCGGTTTTGAAATCGGTCAGCGTGCCCTTACGGGTCCACTGGTCAAATGTTTCGTTGGCTTCATCCCAGCCCATCAGCGCGGCTTTGTGCGCAACATCCATCAGGATATTGCCGAAGTCACTGCTGCTGTGGGTGAAGGCCAGCCCGACCATCGCCAGCGGTGCCGCGTGGCCGGAAATCCCGATCCCGCGATCGACCAGCGAAGCGCGCGCCAGCTCACGCAGGGTGTAACCGTTGTACGCGTTATCCTTCTCGGCCTGCGCATAACCCGCACGGGTCATGATGGCCGCGCGGATGGAGTCACCCACCAGATTACCGTTGCCTGCGTGCAGGTGAATGGCACCCGGACCGGCGCTCGGAGTGGTGCCCGCCGCCAGTGCCTGCAGCAGTTTGTCGCGGGCTTTTTCAGCGTTACAGGAGAAGTCAGCCAGGCACTCCGCCTTCAGCGTCGCAAAGGTCGGAAACGCCTCAAATACGGCGGAAACGGAATTCACGCGCTCCGCGTTCGCCGTCTGCATCTGCTGCTGCAGCTGCTGGGCCAGCGCGGTGATATCGATGTTTGTCATCTGCGGCGCGGGCTGTTGTGGTGCTGGCGGGGTAAGGTTGGCCTGTACCGGTGCTGGTTGCTGTGGCTGATTCACCGGAGCTTCGGCGCGCGGCGCAAAAAGAGATTTAATCTGTTCTGGCATGTTCTGGTAATCCTTCAGTTTATTTTCATTCACACAGGCCGCGGCCTGCAGTTCAGGTTCAAGCGTGTCGGCGAAACCTTTTTCCACCGCCTCGGCCCCGTTAAGCCAGGTCTCCGCTTTCAGCATCGCTTCCAGCTCCTCCTGGCCCAGACCGGTTTTGTTCATGTAGGCGCTGAGCATCAGGGCTTCGTTACGATCAAGCCAGGCGGCGTAATCGCGCATGTCATCCGAATCCCCGGCGATACCACCCCACGGTTTGTGGACCATAATCCAGGCGTTTTCCGGCATGTGCACCGTGGCACCGGGCAGGCAGACAATCATCGAGGCCATGCTGGCCGCCACGCCGTCCACCCATATATCCACTTTCGCTTTCAGCCGCGACAGGGTGTTGTAGATGGCAAAACCCTGCATCACATCGCCGCCGGGGCTGTGGATATGCAAATCCACTGCGCTGGCGTCAAACACCCCCGCCTCTTTACAGTCCGCGACGAACTGCTGGGCTGTGATGCCCCAGCCGCCGATCACGTCATAGAGGAAGATTTCGACCCGTCCGGCAGCCAGTGCGCGGATTTCGTACCAGCACTGGCCGTTTGCCGCATCGACACCCGCCAGGCTGGCACGGGGGTTAATCATCATCGTCCGGCTCACGCCGTTTATCGTCTGGTTTTGCCGTTGCATCTGGCATCGCTCCTTTGTCATTGGCGGCGTCGGAATCAAACACCAGCCCGTGTTTACGGTTAAATTCAGTTTCACGCAGTCGCTGGCGCTTAACCTCCTGAGGATTTTTCCCCCTGGCCCGCGCCCATTCCGCTTCAGTACCCGCGCCTCCACGCACAATGGCTTTCCACGCGTTGGCCTCTTTACCCGGATCAATCCACGGCATCACCGGACCGAGATAAAGCGCGTTATAGAGAGAATTCGGATCCACATCCGGCGGGACTTCAACCCCGCTCAGCAGTGCCATCGCCAGCCATGCGCGGTAAACGGGACGACTGTGCTGGCCGACAAACCACTGCTGCAGGACGTTGTACCCTTCGAAACTCTCCACCAGCTCCTGACGCTGGGAGCTGTAGGTGCCGTTATAGTCCCGGGCAATGCTGGAATAGCTCCCGCGAGTGCCTGCAGCCACAGCCCGCATCTGCCCGTTACGGAATTCGTAGAGATGAACGTTCGGGCGGTTAGACTCCACCATGCCCAGGTCTTCGCCAGGCCGGAGTTCGTCGTAAATCATGCCCGGCGCGATATCGTAGTGACGCTGACCACCGGGCGTTGAAAACTCACTTTCATCGCCAAGGGACTGGGCATCGCCACGCTTGATATAGAACCCCAGCGCAGCGGCAATACGCGCGGCCACGCGCTCGCTCTCTTCATAATCTTTGATGTCTGACAGACGGGTAATGACCCCGTGGATCAGGCTAATACCACGCAGCTGATGCAGGCGCTTGCGTTGTGCCAGGTGAAGCATGTTGTCAGCTGTGACGGTTTTGAGTTCAGCGCTGAACCGCGTCATGTTCGCCGGGTGGTATTTGTAAACCCGGTACCCGACAGGACGGCCCCAGTCGTTCACGATGATGCCCTGGCGAACCTGCTGGCCGGCGGTGCTGTTCAGGTTGAACGGTACAAAATCCGCCTCCAGCATTTCCAGCGAGAACGGTACGGAGGTGGCATGCTGCAGGCCCGGCACATTCCCCCTGACCAGCTGCGTGAACACTTCCCCGTCACGCAGCGCAGAACGCAACAGCAGGCGCTCGGCTTCCGGCCGGGTAAACATGCCGGTTACTTCCGGACGCACGGACCATTCCGCCCAGAGTGCCGAAAGCTGCCCGGCAAAATCGGAATGGAGATTGCCCTCAAGATCAAGTGGCTGAGGCTCAACATGGATGCCGTGGGCACCAATTACCCGGTCTTCCATTTTGTCGAACAGGCCGATCACCAGGTCATGGTTTTCATCGAGCCAGCGGGCCTGTTCCCGCAGGGACTGGCCTGCTGCAAATACCGAGGTGTCCGCAGACTGGCTTTGCTTTTTGGCCTTGTGCAGCCGAGACGTGTTGGCCGCTTCATACGCATTAAGCCGGAGTCTGTCCCGCGCGCGCGCCGCAGCCCACCCGGGGGAAAGTGCCCCCAGTGTTCTTTCAAGAATGCCCATAGAACGCCTTACAAAAAGTTAGCGAGTTTGTACGAACCACCACGGCTGTTAACCGTGCGCCAGCGACGCTCCCAGTATTCGAGCTCGTCGCGTAGCGCTTTCGGATCGTGGTTGGTTATGGCGCGACCGTTTACGCCGGTAAAGGAAATACTCTTTCCATCCAGCGAATCCTGGTATGCCTGACGCACCATCAATAACGTTCTCCAGATGTCGTCTTTCGTCACAGCCAGCCTCCCTTACCGGAACTTCCCAGCCAGTTACCTGACAGTACATTTTCCTTTTCAGTCTCAACCCTGGCTGGCGGCTGAACGGTTTTTGTTTTTTGCACGGTTATCTCCCGGGGGCGCTCCCCTTCATGAATATTTGGGTTGAGATCCTGCAGCTCGGCCCATGCAGGAGGTTTTTCCCAGTCGCGAATTTTTTCGTAGCCACGCAGAACCGCCACCGCGTGGGCATAGCAGAACAGGTCAAAGGCTTCGTTGGCACCCTTGCCGGGTTTGCGCCATTTGCCGTCCACGCCACGCTCTTCGTAGGTGAGCTCCTCGTAAAACCACTCCCCCAGCCAATCGGGAAAATGGATATACCCCGCGCCGGGAGTCTCGCGGTCCAGATTGTTGCTGAGCTGATCCTTAAGCAGGTCGGTCTGCAGCAGATACACCGGCACCTCGCCACGCGCATCAGCGCGACGATCGCTGCGTTCGGTATTATTCGGGTGGGTTTTAGTGATGATTTTCTGGCGCTTTGTGCTGTCGCCCTTGACCAGGTAAACACGTTTTCCCAGGCCGTCACGGCGGCACTGTCGCCAGAATTTATAGGCGTTATCAGTTACGCCCTCTTCACCGCCGCTGTCTACGGCCATTGCCAGCACCGGCATACGGCGCGTCGGATCAGACTGAAGCGCATACGTCTTTTCCAGCACATCGGAGACCAGCAGCTGCCAGTCCTCCGGATACGCGCCGGGGTGGATCGGCTCCGCCTCGCCATGCTCATTACAACGCAGCGACTGGTGGATGTTGTAGCGATCCACCAGCCAGCGTTCACCGTTTTCGCCATAGCCGATAATCTGCACGACGAAACGACGTTTTTTGCCGCCCTGGACGTCCACAGCCGCCAGCAGGAAACGTACTTTGGGCGGGACTAGGCGTTTACCATAATCCTCAGCCCGAAGCATCAATGCATCGGCACGTCGCTGTTCGCTGGCAGAGCGCGGCAGGTATGGCAGCCCCCAGTCGGTGTTGATCACCGCCTTGAGTGTTTCTTCGCTGCCGGTAGCTTCATACTCCTGCTCAGCGGTCAGCAGTTTGTACACCAGCTGTGCCCATGTCTGGTACGCGGCTGCCGGGCCTTCCATCCAGAAAGATGCAATGCGAGAACGGCGTGGCTCACCGGAAATATTGCCGTCACGGTCAATACACTGACCTTCACGTAACCAGACTCCCACCCCATTCAGCTCGCGCTTTTTGTCCGCCGTGATAATGCCGTTGCAATGCGGGCAAAGCAGATGGGCTGCCTCACTGGCTTTTACCGGGTCTGACTCATCGCGGTAGCCGGTCATGGCTGACATTTCCGGCTGAAAATATTCACCACAGTGCGGGCACGGCCAGTACCAGCGACGACGGTCGCCACGGTTATACAGTGAAAGTGCGCCTGTTGTTGGTGGTGCTTCATGGGGAGATTTGCGACGCCATTTACTGTCGCGAATATCCCGCCCCGGGGAGCACTCCACCAGCGTCATACCGGCAGACATAAAGGTGGTAGTACGTTTGGAAGCCAGGGTAAAGCCATCACCCTCGCCGTCAATGTCCTCAGGGAAGCGATCATAATCCGTGAGCGCCACACACTTAAAATCTGACGAGGACATGATGTTGATGGAGGGCCAGCCAATCTTAAGATAGTTCCCCGCCAGAAACGTGCGGTCATGCACGTTGTTGTCGTTCCGCAACGGACTCAGGCGTTTTGCCACCTCCGGACTGACACGGAAGGTTCGTGCCAGTCGCTTCTTTGAGTGCTCTCGCGCTTTCTCTTCGGTCATCTGAACGACCAGCATATCCGACGGATCGCAGACGATGTTGTACACCACCCAGCCATCCACTAGACCAATGGTTTTCCCCGTTCGTGCCGGACCAACAAATACCACTGCGTCGTATTCACGCATCGCCAGGCAGTTCATCGGCTCAATCACATAAGGGGCAACGGCAGGATCCCACGGAACCGAGTTACCGGCCCCCATGGGTACGCGCATAAATTTCTGAACCGCCTCAGCCACAGGCATACGGCGCGGGGCTTTGAGAATGGCGGAAGCGTTACGCCTGACTTCCGCTGCCGTGGCCTGTTGCATGACTTACTCCTCTTCTGGCATATCCTCCTGTTCCGGTGAGTCGGCCTGCTCAACTTTGAGGGCGATCTGATCGCGTAGATCGTCAATAACCTGCTGCACCCTGACAACCGCTGCAGGGGTCATGGCACAATCGCGCTCAAGAATATCCGGTAACGTTTCCAGAACCTGTACCATCGCTTTCGCCATGGAGGAAAACTCTCTGGTGACTTCAGATGCCGGGATCAGCTCCCCTGTTTCCCGCTGAAACTTGAGCCGCTCACGCTCCGACTGAAACCAGGCTTTACGATCCGGGGGAAGCATTTTGTCAACGTCCACCAGCTCAGACGGTGTGGTGCTTGTCAGCAGCTCCCGCAAAATATCGGTGATGGCATAAAGCTTCAGTTTCGGATTGCTGCCGGGGGCGGGTTGCACATTTGCCAGCTTACTTGCGACCGTCTGACGGTGCAGATCGGTGATGGCGGCCAGCTGAGTGATATTCAGCCGGAAATTTTTCAGTTCGTTATCCATGATGATGAACAAAAAATAGGCATTTCGACATCCTGCAAAAGATCAGGACTGAAATATCAAGAGGTTAAACGGATGATGATGAAACCCATAAAATGCAAAAAACTAGCCGTTTTCCGCGTGTCCGCGCCCCCTCGGTGTTCATATCCGCCAGGAGTACCTTTTGCAAATGATAGTAATTTGCATCTCTATTGTGCCCCCAGCAGAGCTGCCCCTTGCTGATCACTGCCGCCAGCGACCCAAAATAGATGAAGGGGGCGACCTGTTTTTTTATCAGGATTTATTGTCTGACTGTTTGCAGTTAATGTCCCTCTTGCGGCGATCTTGCACAGTTTTTTTTCTGGAACAGATAACGTTTTCCACTCACGAAAATTTGCAAATCCCCATCATTTCTGTAGCCGGTACTGGTCATCGGCGTATAGGAGCTATTCCTTCATCTCCCAGGAATAGCTCCATATCTTTGGTTTGATATTGCACATAGCACCTGGAGGTTTTATGAACGCAAGGATATTTATGGACTACTGCCACGCAATTGACGTTCCATCACTACTGTCAAGAGCAACAATGAGTGATGACGACACAGGGACTGCATTGCGCCTTCACCTCCTCTGTGAAAGGATGGTTGAGGCCTGGATATGCTCGTGTTGTGATAGCACTGAACTTTTCGGGAGTGATAGAAATAAGGTCAGGATCGAGTGCGATGCAAAGATAGCCATGGCTGGAAATCTCGGGATACCTCCTGAGTTGGTAAAAACACTCAAAACCTTCAACTCATTAAGAAATGATCTTGCGCATAACCCATCTATTCAAGAAATACCAAATTCAAGAATCCAGAGTATGAAGGATTCGTTGAGTGGATATTTAGCCAAATTAGAGGATGAAGAACCATTAGAGAAAACTCGCATTGGTTTTCTCGATGCTGACGGAAAAACAATCAAAGAGGACTCATTCAACAGCACAGAAACACCGAACAGACTTAAGCTCTGTTTGATTTTTATTAAAATAATGAAGTGCTTATTTAAACTGGTTGCGGCTAATCATAAAGGTAACTGGGATAACCAATTTAGCCAATTTGAATACAATGTAACCATGAATACAAATTTGAAATAACGACAGGCCGTATTCTTCTTCCATTACGATAAAAAAGACCGTCTTACCTGCTGGAGGGGATAACCATTATCAAGCCCACCAGCAGGTGAGCTTTGTAATGGTTACTTCTCTTTGGTAAATGACGTTATTCCTAGTTCTTTAAGCTGATGTTTAACGGCTCCAATGCGTCGGCTAAGTTCCCCAGTAACGCTGCTACGTACCGCATTAACAAAAGCATCATCCTGATAACGACTCTGAATCGTTATGCCAAGCCCTTCCCCGCGGACGACGAGTGAGTACTGCCCTTCAAGTTCCTTAAGATGTTCGCATAAGGCTGAAGCCGCGTTAACATTATTTATGTTCATTTCCATGCACCTTTCCGCAGTTCGCCTGCCACGCTTTGTTATGCGCCAGGATGTCTTTCTTCGTCTGGAGGTCCAGAACATCCCAATCATGAGCGGTGCCGTAAATGGGTCTAACCCAATCGCAAGCAGTGTCTACTACCTCAACCCTTTCGGGTCCATTTGTCCCGCAGCTCGCGATCAACATCGTCGCCGGGCATATGGTTAACAGTCTGCTGTACATTGCTGGCCTCTTTCGTTACTTCCGTTTTGCGTTCCGCTGCGGCAATGGCCGCCGCTGCATTTTCTTCAGTGCGCTGCTGTTTGGCTTTTGCCTCTGCCTTTCCGCTGCCGCGAATATTGCCAGCAAAAAAACCACTGAGCGCGACGGCCACCAGCGCAGCAATACCACCCAGAATCATTTCGATGATGCTCATAGCCACCTCAGACCAGCACGGATTTAGCCAGGTTAAACAGCGCGCGGCGCTTTTCCAGCCCATTGCTACCGCCGTTGATAAGCAGCGTTACGCGCTCAACATCGCCAGAGTGAAGCAGGCAACCACGGGAGGCATAAAACCACGCAGCGGAACGGGCGGCGTGCTCATCAACCTCCAGCAATTCGGGGTACGCCACCAGGTCAAGTTTTAGCGACTGGCCGCAGCTGCGATAGTTGCTCAGACCGGTGATTTGCTTCAGTCCCCGGCCGCGATATTTCCAGCCATCACCAGCGACCTGATTACCCAGTTTCTTTTTGCCCCACTCACCGCCGTATACAAGATTGGCGATCGCTTTCTGGTTGGCAGGTTGCGTTGCCGTTCTGCCAAGTGCAGCGGCCTGTTGGTGAGTGATACGGTGCCTGCCGAACGTTGGCACTAAGTTTTCAGCCGCATAATCCAGACTTTCCACCAGCCGGGTAAATCCTCCGGATTCGTGGCCCATCTGCGCGATGAACATGGCTTGATCGAGCGGTGCTGTAATGCCGTATTCCTTCATCACCTTGTCAATTTGTGGAAACCAGCGCGCGGCCACTCCGGCACTTATACCTGCCGCCCTTTGAAATTTTTGTTGATTCACGTTGTGCTCTCTCCAGTAATACGAGCGATATTGCCGCCCGCACGCCAGATAGCGACACAGACAACAACGTTGATGAGTATTTCTCCGTAATCGACCTGGACATAATCACCGTGCCAGATACGAAAGGCGGTGTATGCAGGGGCCAGAATTAGCCCATACGCCAGCAGCTCCATAATTCGGCGGCGACGCATACTGCGCTTACGGAAAAACATCAGGCGGAACGAAATCATGATGCAGGCCAGTGCATTAAGGTGAAGCAATAGCCACGGATAGTTCTGCAGCAGCCACGTCATTCTTCCCCCTTCACGCCGGGCAGATTGCCTGTCTTTGAGCGGGCAAGAATGCGCAGCAGAATTGTCACGGAAACCGTTGAAGCCGCCAGTGCGCCAATCGCTGGCGAAACCTTGATAGTGACTGGCGGGCTAAGCTGATTCAGTCCGGCGTTGATAAGGGCGGCGATAATTTCTGAAGCAGTACCGGCACAGTAAATGCCACCGATAAATGAAATGAGCGCAAAAAGAATCTGCTTCCAGATTTTGTGATCCTCAGAGCTGAGGATATAAAGCGCCGCCCCTGCGAGGGAGCAGACCATAACAGCAGGCGTAGCCTCTGGAAAAAGCGTGGCGAATGTAACTCCGGTTGTGCCAGCAGCCACGCCCGCCGTTACCGTTGCAGTTATTGGATCTGCGGACATTTAGCCCCCTCTATTGCTGTGAATCCTCTCAGAAAACTTGAGGGGAATGAAAAAAGGCCGCCGGGTGGCAGCCTTCAAAGATGATGTTTTGGATCGAATAAATCAGGTGGGATCGACGATATGACAGGGGTACTGGTGCAATGCACCTTCGCGAATACCCCTGTCGTATCGCCGGATAACAAAAAACCCCGACTGGCGGGGTTTAGAGTTTATTCAAATTGTCGCTTTACATCGCTGCCATCGTGGCGCAGCTCTGCCAAGCATGAATGGATTATCTGATTTTCTGGCCCGTTTTCAACATGTAATCTTTATAAAAGCACTTTTTGCTAAATTCTGATTGATCACGAGTCTTCTCTCAGACTATTCCGCGCTGACAGAAAAACCTTCGCCCTGAATATCTCCAGGCACCAGCGCACCCGCTTTCTGGCCTCGTTATCAGTCAGCCATGGTGCCAGGCTCTGCAGATCTCTGGTGATGTCCGCGATTTTTTTGCGCGTGGTGTAATACTGGCGCCCGACGATATAAACCGGGTCCTTCAAATCGAACGCCTGCAGCACGACGTCCTCCATAAATTCAGCGTCATCGCTACTAATAGCCTCGTCAATTACCCTGACCGGTGGCTCGGGCCAGAGTATCGTTCGCGCGCGCCGAAGTGCCGCCTCACCACGGAAACCTTCTTCCCTCGCCTTGTTCAACGCCACGGTAAAACGCTCAAGCGCTTTATCGGACCAGTTCCTACCCCTGAGGACATTCCAGCACGAATGACCACAGGGTTTCGCCGGGGCAGTGCCACCGCGTACACATTCCCCCCACACGGTAAGAAGCGATTTAATCCACCCAGACTGCACATCTGTAAGGAGAATGCTTTTTCCCAGCCAGCTCTTGCGTGGAGCCATTGCGGTTTTTCCCAGCCCCTCTAAATACTGGCGTTTCTGGCGTGGTGTCATTTTATGTCCTCGATAATTATCATGCCGGTTTCGCCCCATACTTTTGATGTCCGGGCGTCCCAAATGTGGGAATCATCCTCAAACAAGGCGTCCAGTAGCGATTTTGTTAAATTGTCCAAATCGGGTTTTTGCTGGTGGGGTTGACCATCCATAGCTGAGCGCTTTTTATTGCTCCAGCTCTGCGGCATCGGCAAAACGAACGTAATATGGGCACCGTTCTCCGGCACCTGAATGCCATGCAGTCGAGCTTCATCGCAAAACATGCGATAGCGCATCACTGGCGGGCGCTGCTTCCACTTATCAGCGCGGGTCATGCGGGGTTTTCCGACAGGGGTGATGATGTATTTAGGCATGCAGCGCCTCCTGAATGCGCGAACCAATCCAGCGCATCACCGGTACCGCCATCGAATTGCCGATAGCTTTATAGCGCGGGCCATCAGCGGCCAGGCGGTAAGCCTGTTCTGCAGTCAGTTCGGGGCGGTGGTGGCGCAGGTAGGCGTATTCTTCCGCGGTGAGTTGCTTGCGTTTCGTTGTCGGGATCAGGGTGTGATTATCAGGAAATCCCTGCAGCCGCTCACACTCCACAGGGGTCAGACGTCGGACAGCCATACCTTTCATCACTGTCGGGGCAAGATTGGATCCGCTGCTGGCGCTGGTCAGTGTTGGTGCCTGTTCTTCCGCATACCCAATTCCTCCGGCTTTTGCTCCCTGCCCTCCCTTGAATGCATAGGCTATCGCAGGATATCCCTGGCCCGGTTTACCGCCACCAGCTGCTAATGGACCTGTTATTTGCCCGTCCCCGTCCTGAAACCTGACTTCACCTCTTGTGTTCTCTGCAAAGGAATAGACAATGGCTGGAGGTGCTCCAGCGTTTTGGTTGCTGTCGCTACTATTTCCAGCCCTTAAGGTCGGCGAAATCTCATCTTTAGCATCATGACCGCTGTCCTTTGAGCTAAATGCTATAACTGCGTTTTCCTGTCCGTGGTTGCGCCCCAATGTATGGGCCATGTTTCGGAGGGTATCGGGGTCCTGTGTCCCGTGCACCGCAAGCGTCTCATGGTCAGCACCAGGTTTAGCCCGAAGTGCTCCCACTCCGGTAGTGAAAGATGCGTGCCCGTTGCTGCTAAAAACAATCGGCGCTTCGTGGTTACAGGTCAGCGTGGGCGCTGTATCATCGGTTTTAATTTCAGCACCACCCTGCCCGTGCGCCATCGCGATAATCGGCGTACCTCTCCCGGTACCGTCCTCGCTACCATCGAAGCCCTCTGCTTTCAGGGTGTGGCTGATATCCCCGGTCACGCACTCCGGGATCAGATGTCCGGCTTGTGCCTGGTTGTCGTCTGCACCACATACTCCAATGCCGTTTGAAGTAAGCGCGGCAACTGCCTTCGCCTTTTCTCTGCCCGGCGGAGAATTCCGGCGCAGGCCTTCGGACTCAAAAAGAATTTTTGCGGGATCGATATCCCCTCTAGCTGTTGCGACAACAAACACACGTCTGCGTCGTTGGGCCACTCCGAAAAATTGAGCGTCGAGCACTCGCCAGGCAATAGCTCTTTCTGGTCCAAGCACATAACCAGCGTTTGCCCATCGCTTCCCTGGTGATTCCAGCGCGCAGCTTTCGCCGGCAAGCCCTGCAAGAAAACATCCGAAAGCGTTATCTTTGCTGCTGAATACTCCGGGTACGTTTTCCCAGACGACGATGACAGGTGATTTTCCCTGTTCACTTCGTTTTTCATCGATAGCATTTACCAGATCCACAAAAGCCAAAGTTAACTGGCCGCGTTCGTCAGCCAGTCCATTACGTAACCCCGCAACGCTGAACGCCTGGCAAGGGGTTCCCCCCACCAGCACATCGGGCGCGTCAATTTTTCCGGCACGGATTGCCGCGGCGATTTGGGTCATGTCGCCCAGATTGGTTACATCAGGCCACCGGTACGCCAGAACAGCGGAGGGGAATTTTTCTATCTCAGCGAACCATGCCGGGCGCCAGCCCAGACAATGCCATGCCACGCTGGCGGCCTCGATGCCGCTGCACACTGAGCCGTAACTGACTTGCTTATTCATCTGCAGGCTCTCCCAGCAAATAGAGAACCTGCACCAGCAGCTCTGCTTCGGTGCCGTGCTTCATTTCCCAGGCACGACGGCCAGCATGAATAGCCACCCCATAACCGCCGTTGCGATGGTGCATATGGCAAAGGGGAATTGATTTCCGATGTTCAGCGCGCTGGCTTGTGCCCTGCCCGGTTCGGATGTGGTGGATTTCCGCAGGCGTTTCGCCCAGGTTCTGATTTCTGCACACGATGCAGCCCAGTGCGGCCACACGTGAAAGATGGATGCTGTCTGCTTTCTTCATGCTGGACCACCAGCATAAGCAGAAACACCGCGCACTGACGGGCGGTGTGGATAAATCGGCGTAGTTCTTTGCGCCATCACTTTTCTCCGGTGATGGTGCGACAGGTGCTGGTTGTTCAGGGCAGCTTGATTATTATAAATCAGTTGTCATGGTTGCGGAAGCGCTCAGCATATTGCTGGAGAGATTCACGGGTAATCAGCATTGCTTCAAGTGGTATCGGGATTACGACGAAAGACCCATCTTCCAGGCTCACCACTTCATAACGTCCAGCAGGGCGAACGGCAGCGATTAATTCTTGCTCATTCATAACGGAAAATCCTATTCAATTCAGTTACCCCCGACGCATCGGGGCCGTCCCTTTTCTCCCTGCGCGCTGAACGTAACTAAAGCAGTCCCTCTGTAGAACGTCTAATAGGTTAGATAGATCAATTAACTGTAATTGATCTGTGTAACCGATCGGTTCTTAATGCACAGGAATCATGACGCTTATATCACTGGCCTGTTGTCAGTATCAGTTACGCGGTTCAGTAAATGCGTTACTACCCCCATCACCGTCGTATCGTCCAAAGCATCCCCCTCTATCGCCTCCCCATCCTGAGTGATCAATGCTTTGCCCTGGACTTTTGCAAAGTCCAATACCCCGCAGAACGAAATCAGAACGGTGTCACCAATTTCGGGTTTTCTGGCAACGTTAATAATCGCGTACCCGGCTGATGTTTCGATAGTGCGGCAGTTACCGTCATAGCCGCAAAGGCTGGTAATGGTGAGCGTCTGCTCTGCGTAGTCTGCTGCTGGTGATGGAAAGCCCATGATAGCTCCTCCTGTATAATGCACTGTATATTTATACAGTAACATCAAAAAAACGAGGGTCAAGAATTTGGGCGCAAAAAACCCGCCGAAGCGGGTAAGTGCTTAATCAATAATCAATTCTTCTTAAAGCCAGCAGTATCAGCGCTATTAAAACCACCAGCCAGACTGCGCCTGATAACAGCTCCATCAGGTACACGTTTTTACCTCCTGCAGCGGTGCAATTGAATTCTTCACAAAGATGATCCAGTGGGTTTTATCGTTCTTTCCGGTACGCTGACCAATAGCTGGCTTCTCGTCTGTCAGCGCCAGAATCTGGCTAACTGGTATCTGTGTTTCGTTCCATTTGAAAATGAGTACACCGTGTGGCCGCAATACACGGAACGCCTCTTTGAAACCGGCGCGCAGGTCAGAACGCCAAGTTTTTTTGTTCAATCGCCCGTATTTTTTACCCATCCACGCCGTTTGACCGACACGCTCAAGGTGCGGCGGATCGAATACCACCACCGGGAACGAGGCATCAGCAAATGGCAGGTCGCGGAAATCAGCAATGAGATCAGGTCTAATAATCAGGCGGCGGCCATCGCACAGCTCATGCTCTTCGCTACGGATATCAGTGAAAAGCGCGCGTGTATCGCGCTTGTTAAACCAAAACATGCGGGAACCGCAGCACATGTCCAAAACAACATGCTCAGTCATACCAGGCCTCCAGCTCGTTCCGAATTTCTTCGTCAATCTCGTCGTTGGTGGCGTCTTCGTTCAGGTAGTCGCGCGCCTCCTTGAGGTACTGCTCACGACGTTCGTTGTACCAGGCGGAGAACTCCGGCGACCAGCCAATATCGGTACCGCAAAAATCAACCCGGGCGTTCCGCTCTGCCATGCTCTGCACCATGCAATCAGCGGTTGTCAGCGCCGCTTCGCGGATGTAACCGCGCAGGTCACGCTTACGCCACCATGGATTTAACTTCGAATCGCAGACATCCTTAAACTCAACTTCCCAGCGACGAATGCAACGTGAATTAAGTGATTTGCTCATGACTGCACTCCTTTGCGAAGCTGGGCGGCATATGCGTTGGCAATCTCAACGTAGTCCTGATGTCTACCACGTGATTCAAGCACTGAGGCAAACTTCTCCACTCCCTGCGCCCGCACTTCAGCCAGGAAGGAGTCTGTGGCTGGGGTTTTAATTTTCTTCGCTGCGGCCTTAATTTTTTCTTTCGTGTCGCTACCAATTTCGCTTGAGCCCAGTTTTCCGATGAAGCCAACGATTTTGTCAGGGAACTGCTTCAGCGCCGCATTCTCCGCAGCAAGCGCCATCTTTGCTTCGCGCTCTGCATTAAGTTGCATCTCCAGATTATCGATTGTGATATCAGTCTGGCGGCCGTAGCGCTCTGACTCGATGAGCTTCTGCTCAAGTTGTTCGATCGTGGTTATATATTCTGCGTTGCGCTCCGCCAACTGGTTCAGGGTTAATCCTTCAGTAGTTATGCTCATTTTGCCTCCACCAATTCTTTCCATTTTTTCTCAAGGTCCTTACGGGCTGCGGACTCTCCATCAGGCGGGAAAGAAAATCCCGCGCGACGTCCGGGGCATCCGTTAGAACAACGAATTTCAGCTGAACCCCAGTTCATTCCCCGGCTGCGGATCCTCACAGATGGCGGCATGCCGCATTCAGGGCATTTTGGTAAATCGTTCACCACGAAAACCCCTCTGGCAGATCGGCGATGCGGACACCATTAAGCGCCGTCAGCACTGGCATGGTCAGCATAAAACCTTTGGTCACAAACACGCTCACCACATCCCCAACAGTGATTTCTTCCTGCGCAATATAACCGCCGCCAGGGCCGCGAGTAGAAACCACCAGACCGGCCCTGCGCAGAGTGGCAAAGAGCAGTTCAAGGTATGACGTAGACAGGTCGGTCGATTCTTTCAGCCTTTCCAGCGATACCGGTTCACCAGACTGAATCGCAAAGAGCTGGTGTAAGGCCACCACGGCGGCCGATGCTTTTTTCATGGACATCAGATATCGCCTCCGTTCAGAGCCTGAAGCATGTCTTTGTGGCGACGCAGCTCGCGAACGGCCCCCTGAAGTCGCTGCAGTTTCGATAGCTTCGCTTTGGTGCGGCGTATTTCGGTCGCGATATAATGTGATGACGGAATAAGTAGGTCATCCGGACGGCTGACAAACACCGGTATGTTCTGAATAATCTCAGCGGTGGATGTGCTGGACTGCACCGTGGCTTTTTCGCTGCCCTCTGGCGCTGGATCCTGCTGATCGTGTTTAGTTGTCATTTCACCCGCCAGGCTCCAGGTGATGTTTTTACCGTTCACATGCCGCAGGACCAGACCGTCCTTGCACATTGCGCCCAGCGATGCATTCAGGGCTCGCGGGCTTTTACCCAGCTTTTCTGCGATCTGGTTGGCGCTCATAGCCCCCTGCCCTTGCATTGCTGACAGCACCTTATCCACCAGCGGTGATACTTGCTTTGGTCTGATGCGCTTCGGCTTCTGCTCTTTCGCGGTACCGACTGACCATGACCCATCGAAGAAATCGCACAAACCCTCTTCTTTCAGCTCGCGGAGCATTTTCAGGGCCTCTACGGGTTCGATATCGAGGCGGGCTGCTACATCGTGATAGGTCGCTTTATCCATTGCTTTCAATGCGTCGATTACTGATTCCATAATTTTCTCCTCAAAATTCACTTAACAGGTCTCAGGTGGCTAACGTTTCCGCGATAGCTCTCCCAGTCAAAATTCACCCAAATGCCGTTATCCATGCGCAGGCGATCGATAACCCTTGCCCCCAGGGTCTCTACCAGCGCGTCGTAATTCAGGTTGGTCAGTACGCCAACGGGGCGCATAGCGGCCAGCCGGCGATCGATAATCTGGTTCAATAAAACTTTCTCGCCGCGGCTGTCGCGCTGAATGCCGACTTCGTCGAGCACCAGCAGATCCACTTTGCAGAGGTCATCCAGCAGCGCGGCTTCAGACTGCCCTTCGTCATAGCAGGCTCGGGCGCGCAGGGTCAGATCTGGCACAGTCACAATCAGAACCGTTTTCCCCTGCTTCAGCAGGTAGTTGCCGATGGCCGCTGAAAGGTGGTTTTTCCCGGTACCAGGCTTTCCGGTGAAAACGAAACTGGCGAACCCGGTACCAAAATTTTGCGCATAGCTCTTTGCCATACTCAGAGCATGCCGCTGGCCGTCGCCCTCCACCGTGTAGTTCGCGAAGCTGCAGCTGCGGTGCAGGTTCTGGATCCCGGATCGCCCGAAAATTTTCTCTGCCCGCGCCTGCTGGTTGATCTTGTCGATCTCCGCTGCGCGCTTTTGCCCTTCTTCACGCTGCCAGGCCATCAGCTCAGCTGCGCTTTTGAATTTGGGTTCAATGCCTGCCGGAATAACACGGCGAAGGCGATCGAGAATCGAACCTGCGTTTTGCATGCTTACCCCCTGAATCCTGGCGGAACTGTGTTATCCGGGCGGGAAATGTGATTAATATCCCGACCACCAGCCTGGTGTTGCGCCGCTCCCGGCGACGGTAGGCGAAGAACCAGGTCATCCCATTTTTCGCGCAGTTTTGATGGCGACATCACGTTCCGGCACCAGAACGGATCACGCTGTACACGCGAAAACATTTCGCAAATTTGCTTATGCGTCCTGCCGTCAACGGCACACATCAACCGGATTTCGTTGGACCATGCTGCCCAGTTAGGCTCTTTAGGGCGCACCAGTTCCCCGTCTGTCTCAGCGGCTTTTTCATAAAGCTTGACGATGCGGCTCCACATCCACTGAGCGCAGGTCAGATCTTCCTTGCTTCCCCACTGCCGTTTTCCTGCATGGGCAACAACGGCCTCTGGATGACGATTTAAAAACGCCTCTTTGGTCAGCTGTGCGTCCGACAGCGAAGCGTCCGGACAAGAAGTGTTTTTATTCTCTGTAGTAGTCTCTGTAGTAATCTCTGTAGGATCGAAATGGGCTTTGCCGTCTCCGCGGGCTGGGCTTTCCCCAGTTCCCGAACAAGGCATTTCCTTGTTCCCGGATTGGGCTTTCCCTTGCTCCCGAAATGGGCTTTGTCCATTTGGTTTATTATCAACAACTTGCGTTAATACCTGATCCACGCGCTCAAAGTTGACTTTGAAGTAAATCCGGTGCTCAAGCCGCTTGTGGGTTTCTACCAGAACCCCAAGACGTTTAAGTTTTTTCCGTGCCGTCAGTTGCTCTTCGTAACTCAGACCGGTTTCCGCCTGGATTTCCTCTGATGTTTTATGCACACCCAGATCGGAGGTGAGCTTGTCCATCCAGTAGGTCATCTGGCAAAACAGAACGGTGGCACTAACGCCGCCGAGGTGTTCGGCCAGAGCCGGGTAATACGCAACCGGACGACCGAACCCGCGAATGATGTCAGATGGATTCATGGCTTCACTGACCCTTATGCCGCGCGATGACAGTTCATAATCTGGACTTTCACGCCAGCCAGCTGCGCCAGTGCGTCGATCGCTTCCAGAGTCTCTCGCCTGATTACCGGTTGCGGTTTGCCGGTGAATACCGCGTTGGTGGCTTCGATACACTCTTTGTTAACCCTGGCAGCCCGGTAAAGCATGCAGTCTTTCTGCTGCAGTTCGTTATCGATGGCGGTGCGGATGGCATAGCTCAGCGCTTGCGCCTGCTTGAGATAATTCGGCGTATCGTTGCGGAAGGCGCGCTGAATAATCTGCTTGTTGTTGTGCAGCCTACGAGCGTACTCGTCAGGGTCCGTCACGTTATCCAATGGCAGAAGCAGATCACCAAAGTGATGCGGCGTTATCAGCTGCGTGACCGTCTTCCAGCCCTTTTCCTGAGCCCAGGACTCCAGCTCGCATGCCAGCTTTTTGATTTCCATCAGTCAGACTCCTTCTTCGCGCGTGGGATATCCTGAACAGGAATTCCGCTGGTAGGAGTTGGATGCAAATCCGGACGTAACTCGTGAGGGGTTACTGACCAGCCGCCAAATTCACAGAGCTTTATCACTCGCTCACTGGGAACCCTGTTTCGGATAATCCAGTTAGCTACCGATTGTGAGGATTTGAAGTTGAATTTACGGGCGACGGCCGAAACAGAACCAATCGACCTTACTGCCTTTTCAGTTATGTTCTTGTATGAAGTAGTCATCGTGTTCTCCTGAATGAGTCAATGACTGCAATATACTACATAAAGTAGAAAATACAACTACGAAAAATAGAAATGACTATAAACGCGCCGTGCCTTACTCTTCTACCTATGGTAGAAAAAGCGAATAAACATCAGGATTTCGCGAACCGGCTGACCGAAGAAATGCGCAGACAGCGCCGTTCCGTCAAGGATCTAAGCCAGGCTTGCGATGTCACATATGAAATGGCTCGTCGTTATACGCTGGGCACGGCAAAGCCACGCGATGAGAAATTGCAGAAGATAGCTGACTGGCTGAATGTCCAGGCGGCATGGCTAGACTATGGCGAGGGTGAGAGTGCACCAGTTAAGCTTCCCGACACAGAGTTTCCGGGCTTAGCGTTACCGACCACAGAACCAGATACAGAAAGTGATACTGAATTCAGTAAACTAAGCGAAGACGAAAAGAGACTGGTTCGGGTGTATCGACAGTTCCCAAGTGTCGAAGCCAAGAACATGCTACTTGCTTTCGAAATGCGCTATAAGCAGCTGTATGATTTCTTTCTGAAGTACGCCAACCACCCGCAGAAGTAAAAAACCCTCTAAATAGCCCGGTAAAACCGGGTTTTTTTACGCCCTTAAACACTACCAAAGATAGCAATCATACTTTTAATTTCTACTTTTAGTGTTGACACATCTACTTTATGTTGTATTCTCTACTCAACCAAGCACAACAGGTGCGACAGGTAAACGTTCCGCCTACCCGGCGATAAGGGTGAAGAGGAGATAGGTGATGGAAAGAACATTTATGATTTATCAGCGCCGCGATGGTTTTCAGATCGCAGAAGAAGCAACTGGGACCCGTCTTGCTTCCGGAATGGAAATGCTGGCCCGCCCGAACAAATCAGCAGACTGGTGCTTTGCTGCATTTAATATCGATCTCAATGATGGGGGGGAAGGTTACGAACTGGTAGGTGAAGAGTCGATTGATTGTTCGGTTATCCCAGCGCAAATGATCGAGTTCGTGGATGGTGTGATGAAAATCACCAGCACCTTCGCAGATGAACTTGATATGGAAGAGGCCCATGCCGAAGCTCTGGAAATCAACGCAGCAATCGACAATATGATCCAAGCCCGGCAGCAAATCGCAAATAAAGAACCCGATTTTTTACAAGAAACCTGGGATCTGGTTCGTCTCGGTAATTCTTACAAAGAAGCAGGCCGTGAATGGTACCGCTGGGCAAAAGCAACAGCCCTCCGATTATGGGAAAGCAGTTTAGCTCAGCGTCAAATACTTCAGGCTTAATAAGATTTGATCACTTGGCGGTATGTGCGTTCCCGTGGTCCATGCTTATACCGCCCTTTTTATTGTTAAGCACAAAGTGGAGTATTCAGAAATGGATAAAACACAATTATCACCGGAACAACAAATTGCCTGGGCGCAGGGAAAACTCGTTACTTCAGTATTTCTTCGAGATATTGCCGGATGTCATGCTGCATGGCGAGTTTTGCGAAAATACAGAAGCTTTGTTATTCATCGTCAACCTCACCAGGAATGGCGAAATAGTTTAAAAGTTATTTAATTCTTTCTCGTCAAGAATCGATGCCTTAAATGGCAGGGATTCATTTACCCTGAAAATAAGGAATTTGAAATGAAAATAGAAGTAACTACTGTTGAAATGGGTCTGGCAATTGTAAATAAAGAAATCGCGACATTTAATATTAATGGTGCAATTTCAGGCGTGGTTCATTTGCCCGCTTCTGGCCCTGTAACTGTTGTGCTTGATGGCGGCTATGTGCTCGGCGAATTTCATTGCCCGGTTTGCGCTGTTAAGCACATTAGCTTGCTGTCTATGGATTTCACTGCAGCGCAGAACGCCTGCGGCATGTCCTATTACGACCACAAACGCCAGTATCTGAACTGATATGGATGGCATCATTTGTCATTGCGCTGTTTGCTGTCATGAATACAAAAAATCGGAAATGCATGAAAGGAAAACGGAGGTATATCCGTATAAGCGCACGATTTATTTGTGTGAGCAATGCAATGAAAAAAGAGAAAGGCGAGACGCTTTAAAAATGATAAAGCGCGGCCAAAGCAAACCGTTTCATTCAAAATCATCTTTCAAATATTAATAGAGGTTCTTATGTCTGTTGAATTAAAAGTATTTGGCGGAGCTTATTTCCCGAAAGATAAAGCATTAAAAAAACACCCGAATTTAAAACCCCTCGCCACTGCTGTTAATGCTTCTACAAAAGCCATCGCAGAAGCCGTTATTTTCGGTAAGCTGGCGGCCGAACAGCCTGAACATATCGATGATTACTTCAAGGTCAAAATCTGGGAGCACCGCGAAGATCTTCCCTGCCCTGACCTTGATGTCTTCTCACCTGAATTTTTCGACAGCGTGGCAGTATGGAATGTGAATGCAGGTGAACCAGCTGCGGCGCCACAGCCAGAAACTGATGAAAAAGCAGACTGGGAGGATAACAAGGCACAGGAAGAAATTAAAACTGTTGAGAGGCTCGACCAGGCATCCCGAGCGGCTTGCCTGGCACTGTTCGGTCCGGTCCCTGGCATCACTACGGCCCAATACGGCCAGATCGTCGATCTGATGAATGATGATGAATCGAGTTATGCCCGCGAACTGGCAGAAGCTCTGGGGAAAGAAAGCCGCGCGCTGGCGCTGGCACCTGAACGGCAGGCGCAGTTGCTCGCATGGGTGCGTGAGGACACTAAAGAAACGACCCAGTGGCCAGACATTAAAAGGCGGATCACCAGATGGCTGGATACACCGGTAGATAAGCGGCCGCAAGCTGCCCCGGTCAACGAAGACAACCGCACAGACTCGGGTTCCACCCTGGGAGGCGGCAACAAAACAGACCGCAGCCCGGACCTGGTACATAACCTCTCCACCCTCCGGATTGAAGTGGCTGTAGCCATTCTGAGCATGTATGACGAGATCGACATTTACTGGATCCCGAATAAATTCATGATTGCTGCTAAAGCTATGGCCGAAGCAGAACAGGACACCCGCTTTACTGCGTGGTGGAAAAAACTGCGCTCTACGCCTGGGATTCTGGACTATTCCCGCGCGGCCATCATCGCCCTGATTAAATCCGCACCGGAAGGCCTCTGGACCGATCCTGTCGCATTGCGTGAGTACATCAATCGCGAGCTGGTTGAATCTGATCATGCACATCCTGACCAGAAAACGATTGATATGGCCTGCCGCCCTAAAGCTCGCACCAATTCTGAGAAAAAAGAAGATGATGAAACCCAACCGACTAAACCGGGCGAAACAGAGCTACCAGCTGTTTGCCCTGGCAAAGCTGCGCAACTCGACAAAGAACTCAGCGAGGCATTCGCTGAGAGCCCAGCACCTGAAAAGCAAGCCGGCGATCAGCCGCGTGTCGAGAACCTGGGTGGAGGAGTTTTCTCAGTCGATGCACTGATAAATACCCCCTCCTCAAATGAAGTCGAAAAACAGGAAGTGCCACCAGCTCAAGACGATCGCGAAGTACCAGACGAGCGAGACTTTTCGATTTTGCACGCACTAAATGACCTGATTTCTGGCCGCACGAATATCATGGGGAAAGAAGAGGCTGAGGGCGTGGTGGCATGCACAGGTCAGCTCGTTTCCGATGTTATCCCGCTACTGATGAAAGATATCACCACCACTGAATATTGCCTGTCTCCTGCTTTTACCGACGAGGAGATCCACGATGTGGCAACAACCATGCTCGATAGCTGGTCCGACGATATTAGCGTTCGTCAGAAAATCGCTCTTGATGCGATAGTGGAATACCGCCGCCCCGAACCACCAAAACCGGTATTGCTCGATCCCCCAGCTGTCACAGCGAAACCTCAAAAGGCAGTTGAGCCTAACCGTGAGGAACCTGATCTGTTGACGTCACCCTCATACCTGCAACAGCTGACCATTGCAGCGCTGCAGGGCTTATGTTCCAACCCTGCATATTGCAATCAGTATGAGGAATTACCGGCTATGGCCGCCGGGCTGGCCCGCAGCGTTATCAGTCAGCAGGAGATCAGAGAGTGAGCAAAGCAAAGGAAGTCATCGCCAATACCCGGTATGCGGAATTTCCCGACACGCTGGCAACTCTGGAGCTGTGCCGCGCGTTTGCAGCCATAGAAAAACGGCGTATCGGAGAATCACTGCGTGCCTGCGCTCGTGTACTGGCGACAAAAGCTCAGGATCATCATCTCGTCAGCGTGCTGGAAGAAATGGGGAGGAGTCAGTTTCCCGAAGTGCAAATGACGAGGATACGTGACTGTATCAGGAGAATGGAAACTGCGCTGGTGAGGAATTTTATCAACACGCCCAATTGACCCGGGCGACGCCAGTCAAGGTTAACTGATTCGTGAGATTCAACATCCGCCAGCTGCCGCACGTATGATCGCAGCTGGCTATCGAGGTGCATATGAAACTTTTATCACTCGAGCGCTGGGCGGAAGAACGCTATGAAGAGCCTCCGCAGATAGGAACCCTCAGAAAATGGGCGCGTAACGGTAATATTTACCCGCCTCCGGAAAAAGAGGGAACAGAGTACAAAGTCAGGCCTGACGCCATTTTTATCAAGCCAGGCAAATACTGTAAGACTGTCAACACAAATCAGAGCAGATACCCGTTAAAAGGGCGATTGATAGAGAGGATTATCGATGGCGAGGCCGGAAAAGTATGACGCAAATCTGCCGAAAAATCTGACCTACCGCAAAGCCAGGAAAACTTACGCCTGGCGTAATCCAATCGACGGTAAAGAAATTCCACTGGGAAAAATTTCTCGCAGGGATGCGATAGCCCAGGCTATAGAAGCAAACCACTATATCGAGAAAAATTATACTCCGATCGCCCTGCTCGAACAGCTGAAAGGGACCAAAGAGTACACAATGGCGAACTGGATCGATCGGTACGAAGTCATCCTCCAGCGCCGCAAACTGGCCGTCAATACGTATAAGGTTCGCGCCGGTCAATTGGCAACCATCGGCGAGCATTTCGGCCAGATGGTGCTTGCCAGCATAACCACGCGGGACATTGCTGAATTTCTTGAGCGTTGGACTGCATGCGGGAAAACTACAATGGCTGGCACTATGCGATCTGTTCTGTCTGACGTGTTTCGTGAGGCTGTCGTTGAGGGGCGTGTCACGGCCAATCCTGTCACCCCTACCCGGGCGCCGAAGATTGAGGTTCAGCGCGAACGTCTGGAGTACGAAATGTTTGTGGCGGTGCGCGCGGGAGCGGAACGCATGCCGGCATGGTTTGGCCTTGCGATGGATCTGGCACTGGTCACTGCCCAGCGACGCGAAGACGTAGCCCGGATGCGCTTCTCCGATATCAAAGAAGATCGACTGTACGTTGAGCAGCAGAAGACCGGGGCCTGCCTGGCCATACCGTTATCACTGACTCTGAAAGCATCAGGCCTGCGACTGTCGACCGTGATCGACCGTTGCCGCCTGGTTAGCCGATGCGATTTCTTGATAAGCCCAGGGCTCAGAAAAAACAGCGAAGACGGCAGTATAAATCTGGATAGTCTGACGAAAGGTTTTGTGAAAGCGAGGAATTTTTCCGGACTGGAGTTTACAGACAGGCCACCTTCATTTCATGAGATCCGAAGTCTGTCAGGGAGGATGTACGAGAAGGAGTTTGGTAAAGAATTTGTTCAGCGGCTGTTCGGTCATAAGTCAGAAAAAATGACCACGAAGTACCTGGACAGCAGGAAAAAAGAATTCATGATGATTTAAAAATTGCGTGTAAATGAATTGTGAATGTTAAAAACGGTGTGGTATAACGAGAAATGCCGGATATTGAAGTTCGGACAATTTTAGGACATTTTCGGACGAGGTGCCGTAAGTGACTGAAATAAAAGACAGATAAAAAGAGACCGAATACGATTCCTGTATTCGGTCCAGGGAAATGGCTCTTGGGAGAGAGCCGTGCGCTAAAAGTTGGCATTAATGCAGGCTAAGTCGCCTTGCCTTTTAAGAATAGATGACGACGCCAGGTTTTCCAGTCCTCAGTTAAAGCGGCCGGAAAAAAAGCGTATGAGCATCATTAAAAGTGAAAAACCGCAGTGCTTTCGCAAGCATCTGCGGTTTTTTATTGGAAACCCGAAGATTAACAAAGCGTGTCTGCACGCTCGATAAACGGTGCCAGGCTCATCTTCTGACCTGGATGCGCGGGATCATCAATCTGAATAACGCTAATTGGCTGTCCACTGCTTTTGCCGCTGGCGACCTGCTGCTCTGCGACATCATTTAAAGGGTATTGCACCAGCGTGCTTGGGTTAATCGCATACAAGGCGTGCCCCGGACGGCAGGTCAGCATCACCTCTTCGCGATTAAACGCCCATTTGTCCTTACCCACTTCAAAACGGCTGACGGTAATGACCTGTGGTGCGGCCAGGGCGCTCCCCGTGCAGGCCAGTAAGATGAGAGAAAGTAGTGTCTTTTTCAT